CTTGTTAAAAGTCGTATCTCCTTCGGTAGTAGCAATAAAATAGCGGTCTGGAAAGTCTCCGAAAACAATTTTAAACTGTTCTTCGTTTGAAAGAATTTTCTTCACTAGTTCCCACTTTTCATCTATTTCGCCTACACAAACGAAGTCTATACTAATTGGTCTACGTCTATAGACTTTATTTTTAAGTTTTGAGCCGTTGACCCCTGTATACTCTACGTAGGTGTTTTCTACGGGCGCTAGCCCGCTTCTGTCTACGTTTGTAATTTTTAATAATTTACCAATTTCTTGGCCGTCGATTGTAGTACTAAACATTGGTTAGCGCTCTCCTTTCTTGTATCTTTCCAGACGTTCTACGCGTTTGTTTTCGTCCCTTACGATAGGGGCTACTACTCTAGCAATTTCGCGGTTGCTTACGTTAACTGGAACTTCCACGGTATATCCGCCGTGTGCTAGCTCCATTTTGAAGGCTTGCTTACTGATAAAGGCGTTGCTACCCATTTCGAACCTACTTCTAGCCCTTGTTAGCAAGTTGTCACTAGATAAGTCGTAGTTCGCGATACCTTCTTTAACCTTGTAAAGTGCTTTATCAATAACGCCACGGTTTTTATCAATCCCCACAGCGATACCGCTTGGAATCCATACCCCCGTCTCGCGTTCCATAACCCTAGAAGGGCTGTGAATATCTAAAGCGCGGTTAATCGTGCTTTTAATTTGTGAAGCTACAGCCTGCGCTCTAGCGATTGCACTACCGCTACCGCTGTCGATACCATTCGCTAGCCCTTGCATAGCATACTGCCCGCTGGATACCATGCTACCGTAAATATCACGAATTTTGCCCGGCATTTCTTGGGCTTTTGTTTGTACTACTGATTTAGTTTCTTCCATACCAGTATCTACTTTGGTTTTAACCCCGTCCATAGCCGTACTAACTTCGCCAGCGCTACTATCAATACCGCCCGCTAAGTCAGTAGAGACTTTTCCACCAGCTTCTGTCATTGAGCTACCTAGCGCGGTCTCAAAAGCTGTTTTTGAATTTTCCGCTACCGTGCTTACGGCTTCTGTAGGCGCTGTGGCGTTCGCTGTGATACTTTCTGATATATCCGTAGTCATTTTCTTACCAATGCTACCAAAGTCCGCGGACTCTACGGCTGTCATTAGTGAAGACTTACTAGCTGTTATCATACCTTCAATCTGTGGCGCTAGTTCGCCTTCTGGTATGTTTAACGATTTAAGTAACGACTGTTTAGCTGTGTCTCCAGCATTTTTGTAAGCCGTATTCAATCCTTGTAATTCTGCGTCCGTAGAACTTGCAAGGGCTTGAATTTGTTGCGCGCTTTCTGGCCCCGCTTGACGAAGTTTCTCGATAAGTCCTTCATCTACTCCACGTTGCATTAAAATCTGGATATTATCGCCCATAACCTTAACAGCTTCCGTGTTTGCTTGCATATTCGCTATGATATCCTGTGTAGATATTACGGCTTTCTGTTGGATACGGTCGAACATATTAGAAGCGCTATCTTTTAGACTGTTGTAACTTTCGTTCATTTTGTCTACTGCTTGTTGTTGGTTCTGCGTTAATGAAGCGTACGTGATTACCTGCTGGTTAGCTCCGTTTTCCACGGCCGTAGCTACTTCTTGACTGGCTGTTACCATGGACTGTTTAAGGCTTTCCTGTGCCTGTTCTAGTTCTGGTAGCTTTGCGTTAAGTTTGTCGTATTCGTCTCCTAGCGGTTTTAGAAGGTTAAGCGTTTCGTTATATGATAAGTTTTCATCATTTCTTACTTGATTTATTTTTTCTTGTATTTCTAATAACCTAGATTTAACTTTACCTGTTGTGTCGTAGGACTCTTGTAGCGCTTTTTCTAGGTCGATTAGCTTCTGGTTTCCTGCTCCAGCGTTGATACGTTGTAAAATCTGGTCTTTATTCATACTTAAAGACTTCGTATTTTTATCAAACTTCAAGCTTAAGCCGTCTACGTTACCGTTAAGTGTTTCGATATGTTTCTTAAGTAGCAACGTCTCCCCAGCCGTTCGGTTTTCCTTACTAGCAAGGGCTACGATTTCGTCCGCTAGTTTTCTGTTACCTTCTGCGCTTGCTTCAGATACTTGAGTAAGCTCTTTCTGTTTGTCTATAACGTCGTCGATACTCGATATTAGTACGTCGGACGCTTTAGCGCTCCCTTCTAGTTCTGCTTTGTATTTCTTGCTGGCTTCACTTTCACGGTTAAACCATAAATGTAGGGCTGTTAGTCCGCCTACTACTGTAGCAATAGCTAAAGCCCACGGGTTAGCTAGGCTTATAATACCGTTGATTGAAGCTACTAACCCACTAATGGCCGTACCAATGGCTGGTATTACCCCGCCAGCCGTCACAATTCTAGCTGTAAGGTTTAAAATGATACCGTTTAGGTTTACAGCATTTATACCGAACTGGTCTAACAATGTAATCACAAAGTTAACACTCTTAAACGCCAGAATAGACGCTAAAAGCCCCGCGAACGCTGGTTCTAAAGGCTGTATAAACGTGTGAATTTCTCCAACTACGCGAAAAATTTCTTTAAAGACGGGTATACTACCACGTATAGCGCTGTTAATTGCGTTAAAACTGCCGTTAATAAGGTTTTTAAGGCTGTCTATATGCTGGTCTATGTTTTTACCCGTAACGGCCTTAGAAAGGTCGTCAAACGCCTGTATCATGCTTGCTAGTCCCTTAACGCTAGAGTTAGCTAAGTTCTTTAACGAAGTACCAATACCGCGCGAACTCTCTCTAGCTAGTTCTTCAAAACCGCCCACGCCTTTATTTAATTCGATAAGCTTCTTACCGAACTGGTCGAAGGTTATCTTACCTTCTTTCAAGGCGTTATAAAATTGGGTTTTAGCACTCTTTCCAGTAAACCCGAAGGCTTCCGCGGTCTTAGTTAATGCTATTGGCATGGTTTCCTGTAAAGTTCTCCAGCTTTGCATATCTGGTTTACCACTGGATAACATTTGTTGAAATTGTAATAAACCGCGACTAGCGTCTTCCGAACTTGCTCCAGAAGCTAAAAACGCGTTATTTAACGCTATTGTTAGCTTTGTAGAGTACTTAATGTCCTTCGTGATTGCTGTAAACTGTTTAGCTGTTGATACTACTTCGTCCAGACGTGTAGGTAGTCCGTCGATACCGTCGCTAAGCTGTTTAGTACTCTTAGCTACTTCTTCCGTGCTAAAGCCCATGAGCTTTAAGACGCGGGGGTAACTGTTAAGTGTGTCAAAACGCTTTATAGCTCCGTCTAGAGAATTGGATAGGATATTTAAAGATTTTTCGGCAATTCTAACTAACCCGAAGGCTAAAAAGAAGTCGCTTACACGTCTTTTACTTCCGTCCGCTTCGTCTCCTACCTTCTTAAATTTGTCGGGTAGGTTTCCTGTCCCACCGTCTGGTACTGGCTTACCTGCTTCGTCCTTGAAGCCCTTAACCTTTTTAGCGCTTGTATCTGCTTCCGTACCAGTCGCTTTAATACCTTCTTTAGCGCTGTCTACTCCACCTTTTACGGGCTTTTCTACTTCTGTTTTTAGGTCTTTAATCTTTGCTTTACTCTTTTCGGCTTCTGCGCTAGCTTCTTGTAAGTTCTTCTTAAAGCCGTCCATACCGTCGCCTTTAAGATTTCGCTGTATTTCTGCTTTAAGTTCTTTGATACGGCTTTTTAGTTTGTCAACGTCTACCCCGTCAACTACTACCTGTATCTCTAGTTTAGCGTCTGCCATGTTATTCCCCCTTTCTTTGTTTACCTTTCAAGCTCCACGCCTTTTGTAACTTTCTCATTTGTTTCTTGTACTCGCTACTGTCGTGTTTGCTTGGTGTCCATTCTCGTATACTTCTTACTTGGTGCATTATCGTACCGTCTGGTAGCCCGTTCAATAGTGCTATAAACTCGTACCAGTGAAGACGGCCTAGCTCCTTAGAAAGGTTAATACCGTAAGCCTGCCTAAAAGACGCGTAGATAAGTTCAGCGTCTTCTACAAAGTCCACTGTAGGCTCTTTGTATTGCCTAGGCGCTTTTGGTAAGGGGTTTCCTAGCAAGTCGTACGCTTCTTCTTCGTCCGCTCCGTTTCCTAGCTGTAAGACGTTCTTAAGTATGTAGTCCACTACGAACGCTTGTTCGCTTTCTTCACACTCAACGTCTAAAGCGTATAACATGAGCGGTATACGGTCTTCTATATCCAGTTCGTCGTGTCCGTGGATATCTTGAAAGTCTAGCACTTTATCAAACGCCAGATTGATAGCGTACGTTTTGCCATTATACTTGAACGAATTAAGTAGGCGTTCATTTAATTTCATACAGCCTACTCCCTTCGTTATTTCTTAGCGTCTAACTGTGCTTTTAATTCGTCTACTTTAGCCTTATTGACCGCCATACGTTTCGCTTCGATTTCTTCAAGTTTAAGCTCGATATTAGCACGTACTTCAATCAATGCGCGACTCAATGCTTCAACGTCTGGAAAATCTGCGTACAATGTATCGAACGTCCCTTCGCCTAGTAACAAGTCATAGTTAAGCTTAACGCCTTCTTTAGCGTAGTCGATAGCCTTACCGAAGCTGTCTACGTCTACCGTTTGCCCGTCGATAATAGCCGTATCTACGATAGACTTTTGTAGCTCTTTAATGCGCTCGTTAACTGTCGCTTCTAGCTCCACGTAACGCTTAGCGCTCTCTGATGAAGTGCTGTAAAAGAACTCATGTCCGCCAATCTTAACGGGAAAGCCTGTACGCTCTAGTTTAATATCAATTTCAGTCATGTTTTATTATCTCCTTTTCTGGTCTTAATCATAAAAAAATAGGGGGCTTCATGCCCCCTATTACGTCCCTACTCTACGTATGGTACTTCTTTAGGAAGTGTGTTGTATGATAGAGTACACTCGAACTTACCATAGTCCCCAGCGTCTCCACCAGCGGTAACGATATTAGTAGCTGTAGCAACGCCTTCTACCTGCGTTTTTTTGTCAGCTTCTACGATTTTGTGCCATACTTTACGGTCGTCCCCTGTTTTACGTTTTTTACCCGCGATTAGGTTCTGTGCTTCGTCTGAATTGTCTCTAAACCCTTCAAACTTCCAGCTTTCTTTTACTCCGATTACAGAAGTTTCTTTAGTTCCGTCTCCGTCGTAAAAAGCTGTGTCGTCTGTTTCTTCGTCTGTATCGTCGTCGATAGTTGAAACATATTTAGCTAAGCGTTTGTATTTTGTTTTGTCTGGTGCTTGCGTATCTTCTTTGCTCCACTCTGCTACCCAGTGTTCACGTAGCGCGTTTTTAGTTCTTGCCATGTAATATTATCCCCCTTATTGGTTATGTACCGTTACATACGCTGTAAACGTAAATGTAAAGTACATATAGTTATCTTTAGATACGTCCGTAAGATACTGTTCACTACTGATACTAATCTTGTTAAACTCAAAGCTCCCGTTACTGCTGTTTAGCTCCGTAAGTTCTTCAAGGCTTCTACTGATTAGTCCTAACGCGTTGTATCCTTCGTCCCTGTCTTCCGTTTTAACTTTTACTTGAATTTCATAATTTAACGATTTCTCTTTAATGCCGTCCATGTATTCCTGTATCGTCCTACCGCCAGCAAGCGCGTAGATAGATATAGAATTACTGTCTGAATTGTATTCATTGAATACTGGTAAGCCTGTATTTAAGCTGGCTAGATAATCCGCTAGCCGTTCCTGTAAGTCCATTATAGCCCCGTTCCTTTCTTAAGTGCTTGTACCCAGTTTTGAGTATGTACTGCTTTAGCTTTTAAGTCCCAGCGCGTTCCAGTGCCGTCGGTCGTATAATGCGCTTCTTCGTAAAAGCGTCTTCTTGCGTAAGGTGTGTGCCATTGTAGGGCTTTACCACCATTCGCAACTTGACCGCTTAAACGTAACGTACCTTTACGAAAAGGTATGTACGGGTTCACGTCTGAAAAAATCTGCGTCGCTAGTATCTCCTGCCCCTTAGCCATATTGCTACGGCTAAGTTTACGGTCTAGCTTGCTGGTATCTAGTTTACTACTAAGCTTAAGCATACGGTACAAGCTCCACTTCATAAGAGAATAATTCGTTACGGTAAGGCTCGTAGCACTCTACCAGCTTATATACCTTGTAAGTCTTTCCGTTATGAGTGATTTTAGATTTTTCCAGAATAGGTAAAAACGGTTTTGTAGCTCCGTTATACATGAATAATACAGCCGTTACGGTCTCACTTTCAGTACTTTTACTTACTTCATAAGTCCGCGTCATATCCAGTCTACAGCGTTTAATACTGATAGGCTCTTTAAACGTCGGTTTATGGTTTCTATCCTGCCCGCTATACTCGTAGTACTCGATATCATGGATAAGCGTAGGTTTTAGTTTCTCTATTAAGCTTTTAACCGTCTTCATGAGTCAACCCCCGCCCACAGTAGGCCAGTAGCTGTAATGTTGTTAATAAAGCCGTAGCAAGCGATACGCTTAGTAGTTTGTTTGCCGCTATTGCTATATCGTGAGCCGTTACTAATCGTAGTACGTCCAATCGTTAATGCCTGCGGTTCTTCGTTTAGTCCTTCTAGCGTAGTTACGTCTTCGGCTTTAAAATACTTCACTTGCTCGCGTACTGCGTCCTTAACTGCGTTACGTCTAAAGAGTAAGTCGTTGTTAAAATCGTTATAAAAGTAAAAACGTCGTGTGTAGATATCTACCAGCGTTTCAGCTAGTTCTACAAGTGTCTTAACATTGTTAGGGCTATCGTCTAATTGTGTCGCTAGCTCCTGTAATTCTTCCTGTGTTAAGTACTTCAAGCGTCCGCCCCCTTTACTAATTGGGGGGCTTTTCGCCCCCGTTTGTTATTTCTTTTTGTTGTCCGCTTCTTCTACTTCTTCTACTGTTTCTACTTCCGCTTCATATCCTGCTGGTACTTCTTCATATCCTGCGAATTTTAAAGCTTCGATAAAAACTGGGTCTGATACGACGTACTCTACATCGCCTTTTACTAATTTAATCATACGTTTGTCTCTCCTTAAGTTTATTTATTAAACGCCTTTGTGTACGTAAATGTTCTTAGCTTGATTGTTTAATACGAACGCGTCATAGCGTAAACGTCCTTCTACTAAGTAACCGCTAATCCCTACTGGGTCTTCATGTACTTTATAAGACTCTAATTTAACTGGCGATACAGTAGCATTAGGGTTAGTGATAACAAAGTCTACTTTCTCTGGCAAAACGTCCGCTGTAGCTAAGATAACTGGTAAGCCGTCTACCATACCTAATTGGCCTGTCATTAGTACTTGTTGTCCTAATTCAGACGCTTTAATGAAGTTATCATCAAGTTTTAATTTCTTGAAGAACTCTGTAGATACGTAAATTACGTTTCCTGTACGTGGCGCTTTAGCTTCACGTAAAGCTACTTGACCGTCTAAGACTTTTTCGTAAGCTTCGTTTTTAGCGATAGCTCCAGTAACTGTTTTACCTGCTCCCGCTACGATTGTAGCTAAACGGTGTTTGTCTACTTCTGGTACTACTTGTTCGCGAATTTGTCGCGCTAAAGCTTCGCCCACTTCCATAGCTCCGTTTGTGTCGTCTGAACTCTTACGGTCGATAGAGAATGTAAACGAACGGTCTTTTTTCATTTTTAAGTCTTGTTTAGAGTTTTCTAACTCAGACGCTGTACCGTAGCGTTGGTTTCCTGTTGTAGTGTAGTCGTTTAATGCTACTGTCCCTACTGAATAAACTGTTACTGTTTCTACTCCTTGGAAGTCGTAGTTATTGTTTACTGCTGGTGTTGTAATGGCTTCCTGTGTTAATTTTTCATCAACTTTAGAAGCGAATTTTGAAGCGTATTCTACTGCCATATTTATATATCCCCTTTTTATTTAAGATTTTGTTTTATGCACGGTCGAAGCCGTTAAATAAAGCTTGGTCTAGTGCGTCTAAAGACTCTGGGGCGCTTGGGTTTCCCTTCGGTACAATCGTAGGCGCTTTTGGTTGCTCTGGCTCGCTAGCGTTAAATAAATAGCCGTCGCTCTCCTTCAATGCGTCTAATTGCTCCGTTAATCCCGTGTATTCGCCTTTTTCGTCTTCTACGATAGACTCCATGTTTAATAACGATTTAACCGCCTTAAGATTGCGTACATTTGCTTTAGTTAAACCTAAGTCAATAAAGCTGTTTAATCTGTCCGCTTTTCGGGTTTCTTTCAAGCCTTCAATTTCTTTTTCATAGCTTAAAATCTTCCCTTGTAATTCGTCTGCCGTAACTGATTTCGTTTTTAATTCTTCCACCAGTTGTTTAGCCGTGACTAGTTCTTCTTCCAGCTCCTTACGTTGCGCTTTTGACTTGCTTAGTCGAACGTCTGCGTTTTCTTCGGTAGTGGTATAGATTTTGTTTTCAACCATACCGTTTACGATTTTAGTTACTGTTTCTTCGTCAAGCCCTAAGCTTACTAGTAGCTCTTTTAACTCCATTATTTTTATCTCCTTATCCCTACGCTTTTAACGGGGTCGCGTCCCGTGGTTAGTTTTGTTGTGGTTCTTTAACGTCTGCCACTCCCTTAAAGACGTGGTTTTATTTCTGTTGTGGTTGGATTGGGGCTTTCTCTAGTGAATAGTCCCGTTTAAGGTCGTGCTGTTTAACGTATTCGGCCATTCGTTTCTGTTGTTTTTTCAGAAGCTTCTTGTAACGTCCTACGCTGTCGCTGTCCAATGTCTTAGCTAGCTCTAGCTTTCCCTTTGTCTTTCTGATACGTCTAGCCAGTAGCTTCCGCCCTTGCTCTATATCTTCGTTTTTTTGAGCTTCTAACGGGTCGTACTGTGGCTGTGTGTTTTCCATGCTATCTGGGTAAAATGGTATCCATAAGTGTCTACAGTTAACGCCCCTATGTCCCGCTGGTGTTCCGTATCCATATTCGTAGGCGCTTGGGTATCCGCTGTCGTTCTGTCCTATAGGTCGTATGTCGATTACCTTACCTTGACAGTATGAGCAAGCTTCACGGCTTTTCGGGTGTGAAGATACTAGAACGGTGTATAGTTCTTCTTCCGTCATTCTGGCTGTACGTACGTCGTTGTATACGTTCTGTACTGCGCTCCGTGTTACCACTTCCGCGTATCGTTCTATGTTCCAGCTTCTTCCAGCACTATCGTAGAAGGTACTAGGTAGTCCTTTGTCGTATACGTCCATTACAGCGCCTTCTAGCGCCTTATCCAGCGTTTTACCACCATTTAGTACACTAATAGTCGTACGTCTTAAAACGTCGTCATACGCCTTTCTAATTGAGTTCTGCGCTATGTTAGAGTCTAGTAACGTCTTCTGTACTCGTTCGTCGAAGTCTCTAAGCGCGTCCTTTACAATCCTGTTTGTTATGGTCTGGGCTTGTTCGGTATTTGTTCGCCCGTCGAAGTATCTAGCGTTATCTTTGTCTACCTTTACGCCTGCTTCTTCGATTTCTGCCCTTACCTGTGCATTTACTCCCTTTAACTTCTTAGCCATTTCTTCACGTTGTTTAAATATAAACGAATACTTTTGCAATTCCGCGGTTGCTCTCCACTCCAGTAGGTCGTCCGTATCTGGTTTAAGTACTTCCGCTATATCCGTCATAGCTTCCAACGTAAGAAGGGCGTATAGCTCTCTTACGCGGTCGCTGTGCTTGTTTAATTGGTCTGGCGTTAACATTATTCACGCCCGCCATATTCTTCGTCTATGGCCTTTAATTCGCGATATTCAGCGCTGGCCTGTTCCTGTTCTAGTAAGATATCGTTAAACCATTCTCCCGCCTGTTCGTCCGTTAAGTTGAATAAGCGCTTAATGGCTTCTTTCTTACTAATGAGTTGATTTAGTGAAGCGTTAGCTAAGAAGTCTAATTCGGCTTTCTTATCATTAAAGATGCCGTCGTCAAAGTCGATACTGATTTCATCATACGTAGGTACTTGACCCTTGTACAATCCAGTAGCAATAGCTAGTTCGAACACAGATACGATAAGCTCTTTAAGAAATTCTTCAATCTCTGATACGTGGCTATTACGTGTTCGGTAAGTGTCTGATTTCTCGCTTACGATTTCTGTAGCTGTCTTCATGCTCTTACCGTCGAATGTAAACGTCCCGCTCGCTAGTCCTGTTTGTAGTTCTAGCGTGCTTAAGAACTTGTTAATAGCTTCGATATACTGACTTACTCGTAAGTCTGATGTAATATCTTGCTTAGTCATATCGTCGATACCTGCTGGTAATCCTACGAATACGTCCGTTTCATCATCAAAGAATTGTCTAGGCTGTCCGTCTTTTGTGATTTCAGTACGTAGTAAGTGGTCTGAAACGATAAAGCGACGTTTACCCTGTCTAATCTCCCACCTAAAGGCGTCGTACGTTTCATCAATCTGTCTAAGCGTAGGCTTTGCATTGTCAAAAACTGATAAACCTAGCGGGCTTCTTGGATTGATATTATTAAACCCGTACGGCTTCAAGTATGCGAATAACGGACGGCTTAAGTCCTTAAAGCGTACTACTTCGTCCAGCTCTGCGTATGGTTCGTAGTCGCTTAACGGGATACGTTTACCAATATCCGTTTCTCGTTCGCTCCAGTACAATTCATGCGTGATTGTATACGTACCGTCTTTAGCCCACTCATGGAACTCTAAAAGCGTGTAGTAGTGTGTCTTACGTCCTACCGCTTCCGTTGATACGTTTGTAATTACACATTCACTAATGTTATTAGTATTCGCTTGTAGCGGTACGAAGGTATCGGCTAAGCACCAGCTAAACTCGATACGGCCATTGTCAACGTATGGACGTACAGCAAGTCCACCAGTAGCGAACATGATTTCTAAGTACTTAGCAAAGTTCTTCTTAAACTTGTTATCGTTAAACACTTTCTGGATAAACTCATTCGCTGTTGATTGCTCAATGTCGTCCACTTGAATATTACACTGTTCGTTGAATACGATACCCGCTAGATAGTTACTAACTACCTTAGCCATGTTCAGAGATACAAACGGACGCTTTACACGTCTACCGTTACTGTTTAAGTACTCTAATGGCTCATGGATACCCCTATAAATTTTAAAATTCTGTTTAACCCGCTCTAGCTCTCTCTGGTCGATTGCTACGCGTGGGTGGTCTGTGATTACGTGTAGGCTCTGCCCTAGTAAAATATCTTTCAAGCTCCCGCCCCCTTTCTTAAAGTAGTGTATAAGTCTATTCCACCAATTCAATACGCTACCCCCTTCCTGTTACCTTGCTAGTTGCAAGTCTGTTAGATTGTCTACGACGAAGTACTGGAACGCGTCGCACGTATGGTCGTCCGTTTTAACTACGGCTGGGTTACTTGTTAATAAACTCCGTTGCTCCCACGTATAGCGCTTATGCTCTTCCATAAAGTACTTTACGTTATTTTCTGTATTCAATACATAAAAACGCCCTTCTGCTAGAAGGCTCTGTACATATTCCGTCATTGTGATTTTAAGTTTCTTAGCTACTGGCTTCCAGCGTATTCCGTAGTCCTTGAAGTACTCATTACGTATACCACCTTCCGCGCTATCAATCGTACGGTTGCGAACTGGTGTTCGATATTTCTCGAACATGGCCGTCTCGAACTCGTACAAGTCCTTAGATAGGTCGCTAGGCGCTTTCTTAACGGTCTTACCTGCTGGGCTGTAGTAGTACGTATCAAGTAAGTATACGTTCGGTAATGCCCTGCCATACTTCATAGTTACCATAAAGCATAAGCAAGCGGTCGCGCTTTGCTGGTGTCCAGTATCCAGTCCAAAGTACATATACGTTAGTCGTTCGTCCTTCGGTATCTCTGATACTTGCTTCATCAAGTTAATGTTATATACGTCCGTTCCTAGCCCTACTGGTTTCCCTAAATATAAATACTCGTAGTAGTCTCTATCGTTCTGCTTGATACGTTCGATTTCGTCCAGCATTTGCTCCGTTACGAAGCCTAGTGCGTCGTCTAAGTAGCTACTACTGTGTATCAAGTGTTTATCGGACGTTTTAAGCGTCTCTACCCACTCGTTTATCCAATGGTAGGTATTACGGGGTGGGTTAAAGCTCCAAAAGAATTGTACACGCTCGTATTCTGGGTGTTTTTGTCTCATGAAAGTACTGTTAGATTGGTCGAATTCTTCCGCGTCTTTAAACTCGCTGGCTTCTTCATACCACACGGCAATAATTCCGCCTACTTCATTCGATTTCAGCTTTTCGAAGTCGTCTTGACCGTAAAAGTGAAATGTACTTTTAGTCTTCTTATGGATTATCTTATACGGGCTTACTCGATAGTCAAAGTTATTCAACATACCGAACTTACCAATAGCCCACTTGATTTTATTGTAAACACTATCCGCTATGGTCTTAGCTACCTTACGGACTATAACTACTTCTACCGTCTGGCCTTGATTGATTGCCTTAATCATTTTGAAGACTAGTAGCAAGGCTATTACGGACGATTTAAAAGAGTTACGGCCACCCTTTAGAACGATATAAGGCTTTTCGCTTTTCCATACGGGTACAAACGTAGGGTTAATATTCTCGCTAGTTCTAAACGTCGTCGTAGATAATGATGTTTTCTTCATTATTCGCCCCTGCGCTTTCCTTAGCGTTCTTAAGCTTAAGCGCCTTAATTCGCTCTTCTTGTTCGGCTATATCGTACTTATCCTTATCCGTAGTGGCTAGCTTCGTGATATTCTCTACGGCTCTCTGGTTACCCTTAGACGCTTGCTGTACGGTCGCTAGTGCTACCAGATTTTCATACGTAAGGTCTAATCCTACCGCTTGTAATTTCTTAATATCCTTAGGGTCGGTTACGTCCATTGACAGTATCGTTTTAATAGCTTTCTTAAGGTCTGACTTCTTCCGTCTGGCCTTACCGCTGGCTATACCGCCTTTGCGCGCGATTTCCCTACGTTCTTCCAATGTTCTGGTATTGGACGGTCGTAAGTTTTCTATACCGTGCCTTTTTTTCTTCGGCTGTTGCTGTTCTGTCAAGTTTTCACTCCCTTTTATCCCCTTTCGCGGTTATTTTAAAGCATAAAAAAAGACGCTGTTAAGCGCCTATATGAGCGTATAGCTCTAAGTGTATTATTTACGGCTCTACTCTGTTTGTGTTTAGATTAGAGTATATACTGTATAAGCTATCGATAGCTTAGTACGTAGTTGCGCTAAAGCTATTAGGCTATCAATGTCAGAAGTTAATAGTCTAGTATCTTTTCTACGTATCCGTCCATTCGGTACAGTTCCTAGTATGTCGTTAACCACATACGCGCTACATACTACTATCTTGCGTTTTAAGTTACTACCGTCGCCATTCCGTAGTAACCGTTTAGCCGTACCTATTGCGTGGTGTACTTGCGCAACGGCTCTCTGTGGTATATGTATTATATTCTTACAAAAACCCGCCAGCGTGAGGTGTTAGCACTAGCGGGAAAATGTTAGAAGGAAGGCCACCATACATTACGTACGGTTATCGTTCGTGATTGGATTGAACAATCGCTTACAGCAAGCTTACAAAATGCGTAAAAGATAAACAAACTTTTGAAAAGAGAAATTTAGTTTTATTAGGCTGTGTAAAAATAAACTTTAAAGGATAGACTATTTACACTTGCTGTCGTGCTACGTTACACTACCGAACGTACATTCGCGGGACGTTTTGCGAACGCCCCTACGAAAATAAATAAAGAAGTAAAGAAGATGACCACGGTAGCAAGCCGTCATTACTCAACTTGCTACACTATCAATATATCATACTTTTTAGTGGAAAACTATACAGTTTTTTCCAAAGTTTAGATACTATCGCTAAGGCCTAGAATATTCGCGAATATCTCCAGCGTCTGGTATCTAATGTTATAAGCCTGTGACTTGCTCCAGCCTACTCTCTTAGCTACGTCTTCCCACGGCTCTAAGCCACCACTTTTAAAATACTTTTCTTCGATTAGTACCCTAAAGCTTGGGTTAATGGTCTGGATTGCTTCCAGCGTTTTCTCGATTGCGTCTAGTACCTTCTGTAAAAATATAAGCCGTTCGTCTGATAGTTGCTTAATTACCATGTTTTCTATACTTTTAGCGGGTATGTTACTCTTACCCCCGCCCACATTTTCGTCTATTTCCCTGTAAGTAAGTTCGGCCTTACGTACTAGTATCTTTTTATCGTAGCTGTGGTAGTCCTTGAATAGCTTTTCAAAATAGGCTAGCTCTGTTTTATCTAACATTCGTTACCCCTTTCAGCTTATACTTGATTTCTTCGTATGTTTCTCGTACTCCTAGTGGATACTCTAGCCCGTCTACTTTTATTTGTGTTTGTGTCCCTGCGTTGTTACAGTACACGATAGCGATTTTATTTACGTTAATCATTATGTACTGCTTTTCGTATTCGTCGTATACTTCTATCACTTGCTTAGTCTCCTTTTCTTTTCGATAAGTTCTACTACTTCATTAACTCTTTTATTTACAGTTATCCGTGTTGGGTAGCCGTCCGTGTCTATGTAAGTCCCTTCACTGGTATCGTTCTTGTTTACCGCTGTTAAACTTACTATATGGTCTACGTTAATCCAGAAAGTTCTATCGCGTGATACGTCGTAAAAACTCAACATTTTAGTAGCTCCTTTCTGAAATAGTCCTTAATCGCTTTACACTCCATAGAGTCTTCACGTATGGTTAATGTCCATGGTCTAGTAAGTAGGTCTACTATCATGTTATCGCTATCGTCGTCGTCTGAAAACATAGCTACTACACATTTAGGGTTAATATATACTACTTTCTTCATTTTCACATCATAACAAATTATCATTTTTTAGCCCTTCTTCAATTCGTTTCTTGACTTCTTTAAACACTTCTTCCATGTTCTGGTCTGGTATGATTTCTAATATTTTGAAATGCCCGTAGCCGTGGCTATCTTTATATTCAGCCGTAAGAGTCTCATTTATCTGTATCTCGTTTCCCTTACGCGCTGGTACTCTGAATATCTTATACACTTTGTCGCGTTCGTTTTCGTCCGCTTTAGCGTATTCTATAAGCTTCTTAACGGCCGTAGCGCTAGCCAGTACGCTTACTGTATCGTACTGGCCTGTAATTATCTGCGCTAGTTCTACCCCGTCTTCTACTCTTACAGCTACGTCTTTAATTAGTGAAAGGTCGTATATCTCTAGTGTACTAATGTTATTATCTAGCGTTAACTCAATCATTCCCAGTAACGCCCCCTACCTACCGTTTTAATGTAATACCGTTCTTCTAGGTCTACGGTCTTACCTGCTACTTGTTTCTCTCTTACGACTGTATACGTGTCCGCTATATCTACCGTTTTTCCGTTATAACTTTTAACAGTCACTCTACTTGTTTTAGTTGCTGTTGTTATTACATACTCTACGTATTCTAAGCATTCTCTGTATCTAGCGTCCTTTTTCTTATACACTAACTTTTGAGTGTATCTGTATATACAGTCTGTGTTTTTTTCGGTCTTTGTAAATAAGTTCATTTCGGGCTGTAACATTCGTTCTATCTGTCTCTTAGTCTCTAAGACTGTCACGCTACAAGGTAGGCCATTTAGCGTTAAGCTAGTGTACTCTCCTTTAAGTCCGCCGTAAATTTCTCTCATTCTAGTGATACAACTAATGTCATAGATTTCTAGTTTAGTCCCTTCTTCCGTGTGTAGCTCTATCATTTTCTTTTTTCCTTCCATTCGTCGTACCATTCATAAACGATAATACCTAAAGCTAGCAACAATACAAGGCCGTACGTCACTACGTCAAAGATAATCATAATGATTACTGGTTTAAGTACTGCCATATACGTCAATCCGCTACCGTCTAACTTGTTGATAAAATTAAAAATTGTTAATCCAATGGCTACAAGCCACGCCAATCTGTGAATAATTTTCATTTTCTATAACTCCTTTATATCTTCAATAAATTTTACTAGTTGTTTGAATACTAAGGCTATTACCGTTACTGTCCCTACTACCGTAAAGACTGCCAGTACGACTAATACGCCTACACTCTTAATGTATCCCAGCCATACTAAGGCCAGTAGGATTACTAGCGCTATAACCATTAAATACGCTACTACGGTCGTCTTTATAATCCCTATAATGCTCTTTTGTAATTTCATGCGTTACCCCCTTCTACGTAAACTTCCAGATACTTTTTACAGTTTTCTTTACTATCGCTAGTTCTTCTTTTAGTTTTTCGTTTTCAGCTTGTAGGTCGTCTATTTTATTATCCATAAGCTTTACCGCTTTAGTTAAATTGCCTACATTGTTCTTTACCGTCTCCAGTACGTCTACTATTTGGTTAATGATTTCTGCCGTTTCTTTGTCCATGCCCTAGAACTCCTTATATCTAACTGTCGGGTTGATATACTCGCTTACAGTATAAGCCGTAGCTGTAGGAAAGTCGTTTATTTTGTCCAGTACCTTCTGTAGCTCTTTTACGTACTTTTCTGTCGTATCCGCGTCTAATCGTTCGTACAAGTCTTCGTAACCTAGTTCGCTCTCTGCCAGTTCTTCGTATAGGTTTGATAACACGCTTCTAGCGTCAATTTTAAACGGTGTTTTTTTGACTGTAAAAAAGCCTGTTCGGTTTCTTATACCCATATAGTTCCAGTCTTCTTTTAGTTTGTCTATGCCACCCAGTTCGCCCCTATTTTCGTCCCAGTAGTAGCTATCGCTATCCGTTTCGTTAATTGTTACTATCTTCATATCTTCCATGTTCTTTACTCCTTTACAATATCGGCCACGTAGAACTTACGCGCACTATTTTTTGTATCTCTAACTATGCTTTCTACGATTACTTTAGCGTCGTTTTTATCCAGCTTGTAGTGTTTTTCCAGATAATCGGCTATATGTTCTAGTACCACTTTATCTACTTCGTAAAGCCCTAGATACTCGATAAGCTCGCTGTCTACGTAAGCGTTGATTTTGACCGTTTTAAACGTGTCGCTGTGTTGCTGTTCTTCGGCTGTTAGTACTACTTCTTCGATTTTGAGAATATCGCGCCACTTTTTTAGTACGGTCTTCCATAAGCTATCGCTAAACGGTATAACTTTATACTCTACTTTTAGCGTTGTAATGCGTATTTTCTGGTCTTCTTTCTCGTATGGTTTCATTCTTCTTTACTCCTTCATTTAGCCTAACTTCCTGCTGTGGTGTTTAGCTGTACGTGTCGCTAGATACATATTCAGTCCCTTGTATCCTAGCGCTTGCATAATCTTAATAATTCTGGCTACTTGCTGGAAGCCTACCCCGTCTACTAGGCCGTTTTCTAAGTCTTTTAGCGTGGCTTCTTTAATGTTTAAGACGGTTAGTACTGTATCTTCCCCACGGTCTTCTATCATTTGGTTAAATGCGTCCGTAAACGCTTCGGCTGTAAACCAGTATTCGGGCTTTTTACGTTCGCGTTCGGTCGTCTGGATACTGTATACGTCGTAGTGTAGTTTAGTTCCCTTAACGTACGCTTCCGCTTCTTCCTTCGTGTTAAATTGCTTCGCTTTAAAATTAAATTTAGTTAACTCTATCGTGTTTTCTGGGTGGTCTTTGTCCATGTATCCACGTTCTGCGCTGTAGTTCTTCTTACCAGCTACGTAGAATACTCCCGCTTTTAAAATATACTTCTTACTCATTTTCTAATATCCATTTCTTAAAAATTGCCAGCGTACGGCCTGTTATCTTCTTAACGTGCATAAATTGGTATATGCTTTGTCGCGACGTGCCTATATTCCTAGCTAGCTCGCTTATCTTCAAGTAGCTCATGCGCTTCTTGATTACTCTGAAACGCTGGGCTAGGTCTTCGTGTTCCACTTCGTCGTAGTAGTACTTTTCGCGTCTTCTAGGCTCTTTATCGGTCGCTTTTGGTCTTTTAACGTCGTATTCAGCTCCTACCAGCTTTTTGCGTTTCTTGTTGACTAGTCTACGTTCGTTTCTGTATACAATAATCCAGTTAAGTCGCGTTTCTGATACCACTTCGTAGTCTATTCCGTCTAGTTTAATCGTCTTCATGTTCTAAGGCCTTTAATCTCCTTTCACGCTCTAAGGCTGTTAATCTTCTGTGTTGCTCTGGTGTAACAAGCTCGAAAGTAGTTATAGCCCCGTTTTTAGTGGCTGCCATATCGCCATACCACGGTACTAGCCCTTTACGGTCGCAAAACTTTTTGATATAGCCTATCACGTCATAATTTACGCTATCGTTTAGCCTATCCAGTTCCACCAGCTCGTAGGCTGGCGGGTCTGGTAGCTCTATATGTCCTTTGTATCGTACTTTTGTCGTTGCTGTATGCCGTGGCTTGTAAGTATCCAGCGTGTACATAGGCTGTAACGGTACAATATCCGTCCTAAAATTGCTACGTGCTGTATCTATATCGTGTTCGATAACAAGCTTATATTCACAGTTAGTACTTCCGTGTACGTTTGTCTTATTATCCTTGAAACGGTGGATTACTTTACCGCCTTTGTACGTGATATTTTCGACTGTGTATACGTCCATTTTTCATCACTCCTAAAACGGTAGGTCGTCTTCACTTACTCCGTAAACTTCTCCGTTCGCCGTAAAAGGGTCGTTATTTGCAAAATTTACGGGCGTATTTTGATTTTGGACGTTATTAGGTCTATTTACATTACCGTTGCTTAAAACGTCTGTATGCCCCGTTTTTTTCGATTCTAGGAAGTGGAAAGATTTAGCCAGTACTTCCGTAACGTATACGCGCTGTCCCTGTTGATTGTCGTAGCTTCGTGTTCGAATACTTCCGTCTACTCCAATTAGCGCGCCTTTAGTAGTGTTGTTAGCTAGTGCTTCGGCTGGTTTCCCCCAGATAACACAGTTAATATAATCCGCTTCGCGCTCTCCGTTCTGGTTAACGTATGCTCTATTTACGGCTAGCGTAAAGAACGCGCAAGCTTTCCCGCTCTGGGTATATCGAAGGTCTACAGCCTTCGTTAATCGTCCTGTTAGTGCTACAATGTTAATCATTTTGTGTAAGCTCCTTCTTAAGTTTTCGTACTTCGTATAGCTGGTACTCTTTTAAGCCTTTTAGTACTCTGATACGCTTTTTAGTCTCTTTTACTTCCGCTTCCAGTGGTATTAGCCCTTCATGTAGTTCTGATACGCTTTCAGCTAGGAAGTACCCACGCTTCTTACCGTGTCGTAGCGCTACGATTGGTACGCCTTTCAAACACATACCGCGTAGGATATCGCGTACATTACGTACCGTGGTCTTAAATTGTTTAGCTAGCTGGTCGCTAGTCACAGCGTTACCGTAGCCGTAGTTTAATACGGCTAGGTAGTGCTTTTCGCGTTCGTTTAGTTCTTTCATTTGTCTATTGTCCCTTCTTACTCGTTGATAGCTGGCTTATCTGGTCTAATAGCTCCTGCTTCTTAGCTGGGTCTATATCTTTTTCTGGTTGTTTAGGTCTATTCCCGTCCATAGCCCAGTCTGGTAGCGTCTCTTTGAAAGTGTTAGCCTTCTGGTATCCATTACGGCCAGCTTGCGAACGTCTATTCATTTCGGCCACGGCTTCCGCTTTGGTCTTAATGCCTTGATTTAGCCACGATTTTAGGATAGCTTCCGCGTAGCTAAACTTAAGCGCGTTTTCTTTTACGGCTTTTTCGATAGCAAGCATTACTAACTCTGGGCTGGTATCGTTGCACCAGTGAATTACGTTTTGCTGTACGTATGGTGTCATCATGCCTATATTGTTTTGATAAAATTCAAAAATCTTAGCTACTTCGTTTTCTGATTTTGATAATTTAGACGCTTCCGCTAGGTCGCTCGCGTCCCTATCTTCTACTTTACTTTCCTTTACTTTACTTTCCTTTACTTTACTTTGTGTACTTCTGTATACATTATCTTCACTTGAACGGGGTTTCTGTATACATAAACTATCGTTAATGTTAACAGAAATACGCCTTTCAGTGGCTTTTCTGTATCGTTCCTGTATACCTATTGAAGTAAGAACTTTATTTTTTTCGGCCTGCTCTCTGCTAAAAAAATCAACTTCAAGCAATTTTTCTACTACGTCTTTTACGTATTTTTCTTCTAAGTTGAGTTCGTCCGCTGTGATGAAAAGTAAGTCGTCGTCATACGTTGCATAGTAGCCCGTATCACGGTATACAGTACCTAAAAGGTGTAATATTACAGCTACAGCCTGTATACCGTGTGAACGAATTACCTTCTTTACCTTGATATCTCCTAGAAAATTTACGTCCATAGGGTAGTAGTCTAGGCCGTCCTTTCTAGGTCGTGCCATTCATTTATACCCCTTCTAGTTAGTAGCGTTTGCTAAAGCTTCTAAAAATTCTTTCAGCTCGTTTTTGCCTGCTTTTTCTTGAATTTCTTTAAGGTCGTACTCTGTTCCGTCTAATCCCTTAATTGTGTATTCTACTTCTACGATAACTGGTACGTGTTCCGTAGCGTCTTCGTCATTCATCATGCTAGCTATTCCGTTAATGTATGCTAGTGAACTTTCTCTAAACTCTGGTTCGTTTTTGTTGACTTTCAAAGGCGCGCTACTTAGTAGTGAGTCTACATAGTCAACGTCCCCGCGTAGCGTTCCGTCAATCGTAGTAAACTTTTGAACGAAGCCCCCTTTTTTAGTGTTTAGTAGCATTAGTCCGTATTCTTTCATAATCTTTACAACTCCTTTAATTGTTTTTCATATTTATATTGTTTTTCAATTTCTTTCCCTATTCCGAACTCTTTTACCTGCTTAGGCGTGAGCTTGATAGGTACGATTTTATATTTTTCACAAAAGGCCGTTAAGCCTATTGTGTGCTGTTCTTCGTGGTAGTCGCGACGTAAACACATAAACGATAGTTCGCTATGGTCTATTTTAGCACGATTTCGCCCCATTCCTACGGGCTGGTAGTGTGCTACGTCTCCTTTATCGCCACTTATGAAGCATTTACGATACTTAAGGTATAGAAACAGTGTTCTAGTGTGTTCTTTGCCTATAAAATACTGCTGGTGTGTGAACGGTACTTCGTTTTTAAAGCACCACTCAATAATGAACTCGATAAAGTTACTAGCTTCTAGCTGTGATATCTGGTTAACCCCTAAACTAAAGGTCTCAAGCTCTGGCCGTTCCGTCGTACAGTATTCGCCCTTCATGAAGTCGCGTACGATTTCTGGCGGGTATCCTGTGTAGTTCGCTATATCCTTGCATAGACCGAAAATGTAGCCACGTTGCGCTAGTGTAATACCGCGCGGGTCTAATATGCTTATATTTGCGCGATACAGCCCCGTAGCTTCATCTTGTAGCCATGTAGGTATATTTACGTCAATATCTGCTTCAAACGTCAGAATAGCCCCTTTTTTCGCTTTTAGCGTGGCTTCAAATTCGTTAACGTTTGTCATTTCAGATTTTTAGCCTTTTCTAGCTTAATGTTGTTATCATCTAGCCACTCTTTTAACATGGCTTTTTGTCTATCTGTTAGCCATAGCTGTAGCTCCCACAATCGGCTTACGGGCGTTACGTCTTCTAGTGTGTCTAGCTTGTTAATAACTTCTTCTGCTTCGGCTTTGGCCTGCTTGCTAGCTTGTTCTAATCGTTCGCGTCTTTCTCGCTCTAGCTCTAGCTGTTCCGCTTGTTTGCGTTCCGCTTCGTCTACGGCCTTAAATACGTCTTTTAGTTCCATTGTATCCAGAAGTGGCTTAAATGCTTCGGGCGGTTGTCCAGCCTTCTTACAATACGCTTCTAGTGTTTCTTCGTCTTCTATGCGTTTTCCGTATTCGGCTTCTAGTCTGATTAGTTCCGTTTCCATTGTATCGAAGATACTCTTTTTAGTTTGCTTACGACTGAAAAGCTTACGGTCTACGACTTCGTGTGTAGCGTCAAACGATAGGATACGCTCGTATTCACTAAAAGCTTCCTGTATCCAAAGTTCTTTTACTTCGTTAATTTTCTTAGCTAGTTCGTCTTCTCCGTTCTTACATAGACGTTTTAACTCTTTACGGCCGTCCGTAACTTTCTCGATAGCTTCCATAAACCCACTAAAAGCTACGTCTATTTTATCTTTTAATTCGCTTAATTCTTTTTTTGTCTTCTTAGCGCTGTCTACACTACTTTCACTATTGGTTACTACTAAGTCCGTAGTGCTATCTACGATACTCTCTAGTGTATCCCGTAGCGCTTCGTAGTTTGTGATTTCGTATAAGCCCTTTTCATTCTGGACAATATCGAAGCTGTTCGTTAATGTTGCTAAGTCCGTTACCATTCTTCGTTACCTTCTTCCTGTTTTTCTTCTTTTGTTTGTTTTTCCGCTTTTTCCTGTTGCTTTAACTGTAGTACTTTTAATTCGCCTATAAGCTTATGAATTGGTACGTCGTACAGATTGCCTACATTGTACTTTTCACAAACATAGTCTACGATTTTCTGGCGTTCCGCCCCTAGTTTAACCATGCTCGCTATAATGTCTTCTGACCGTTTTTGTCCTTCTTTAAAGATTTCTTCGGCTGTAGGCTCTTTATGTTGCTGGCCGTTATGAGTTACCCCGCTAGCTTCGTTACCGTCGTCGTCCTTATCGCTTGTAATTCCAAAGATTGCGCTAAGTGAATAGCGTTTCCCGTAAGTGATACAGCTACCAATGGATTGAGGTGTAATTTCGTTTGAATAAATGTTTACACGTTTACCGTTCACATATTCCGTATCAATTACTACACGTTGTTTAGACGGCTTGAGCGTAAGCGCTGGGTACTGGATAAACTCCCCGCTTTCATGAAAGACTACAGTTGTAATAGATACATTCTGTTCTGCGTCCGTCGTAGCGAACTGGCTAAACGCTAGGCCGTATTTAGTAGCGGTCTTTGTGATTGACTCCGTTACGCTCTCTAGTGGGACGTATTGGCTCTTAAATGCTGGGTTATTCTTATCCTTAAACGGCTGTTTAAGGTCTCTTTGTGTATCTACTAGCGATTTAGCTAGATTTACGATACTTTCACTAGTTTGTAATGTCATTCTTCTTTCTCTCCTTCTTCGTCTTCTTCGTCTTCTTCGTCGTACTCGCTTCTGTACGTGTCGTCTTCGTATGGTTCGATACGTCCGTATTCTGGGTCTAAGTATCGGCTGTGCATACTGTCAAAATTACCGAACATTTGTTTGTCTAGCTCCTTCCTTCGTAGTGGTCGTTTGGTCTATAAAATCTGGTTCTACATATTGGCCTGTATTGATTAGGTTTACTTTATAGTCTTGCTGTTGTACAGCTTTGTTAATGAATAACGCGATACATACTATAGTTACCATATACAAAACTACGTATCCTACAATCTTAGCCATAAGCTTTAGATAGTTCTTGTTGAACTCTTTAAGCTTGTTCTTTCTATACTTCCTTCTTTTAGCTCTCATGCTTCCACCTTTTTAAGTTCCTTCTTTAGTTTCTTAGCGTACGCTGTCAGTTTGCTACCTACTTCAATCGTTAAATTTTTCATTTCTCGCTTTCCGTTTACTAGGTCTGATAGATTGGACTGTGGTACGCCTGTTTCCTTACTAATACGGTATCGGGTGGCGTTCGATAGAAGCCACTCGATAGCGTTAGTATCTACTTTCATGTAATGCCCCCTTTCTTAAAAGCTTACTGTACTTCTTTCCGCTAAGCGTTCTAAGATTTCTGTACGTTTTTCGCTTGTAAATTTATAGTTAACTTTCTTTCTGTACTCCTTACTGTCTTCGCGATAAACTCGTAAATACCAGTCTCCTTCGTATTTTTTCAACACTAGAACGTCAGTTTGCAAGTGTACCCCGCGTTTAGCTCTAGCGTATTCTTCGCCAGCCGTGTGGACTAGTTCCATTTTTTCTAAGCTATCGAAGTCCTTAGCTAAAATGTATTCTGGTCTTTTGTATAACTCTTTTGCTGTGTAGTAGTTTAGAACGCGTTCGCGTCCGTTTGTCTTGATTTCGTCAAAATTGACGTTGCTAAAATCTCCGTTAAATACTTCCTTAGCTACTTTCTTAGTGATTTTCATGTAATGCCTTCTTTCTTTTGTTTTTAGGGCTGTTGTAACCCTGTGACTATATAGTATCAGATATCTTATGATATGTAAAGTACTTTCTACAAATTATTTTGTGAAACTTTTGTGAAGTTTATTCATATTCTTTTAGTTTATCCAGCCCTAACTCCTTATACTTGTTGTCTATAGCGTTTTTAAAAATGTCTAGCGTCTCTTTTTGGTAAGGTGTTAATACCGCTGTATTACTATACCCTTTTAAAATTTCGATAATCTCTGTAGTATCACTTATCGTTACTATCCCGTGTTCTTTAACTTTTGTATTACGAAGTTTTTCGGCCTTTCCTATTAACGCTTTAATTTCTCTATGATTAGACGTGGTTAGCTTTAATTCGTTAAACGCTTTTTCAGATTTTTCGTGAAGTGTTTTAATCTTGTTATATAGCATATCTGGTAAAGTCTTATCCCCGCTAGCCATGTTAGTGGCGTATCGTTGTTTTAAGCCTTTAATAGTCGCTTGATTTTCAAGGATAATACCATAGATAGAGACGGTTTTATATCTTACGTCTTCTGGGCTTAGTACAGCGTTATTAAATGCTACGCGTCTCATGTACTCTAATTCGTCCAGCATTTCGGCTATATGTTCGGCTCTCTTTTTGTTTAGTCCTGTTGTCATGTTGTTACCTTCTTCCTTCTATAGTTCTTTATATTCTTGAATATCGTTAAAATAGTTTTCTGCTTCATGATATTCGTTCTCGATTTCTTCCGTTACCGCGTTTACCGTCCATTGGTCGCTAGTTGCTACGGCTCTTTTATAAACACACTCAATTAAACTACCTACTCTAGTAGTACTGGCTTTAATTCCTGCGTATCCTATTACGTCCATTTTCTTAATAGTTTTACGTTCCAGTACTGTACCGCGCGCCAGTCGTTCCATGTTGAGTAGTTCCATATACATATCTGTTACTTTGCTTTTTGCCATTACTTTACCTTCTTTCTTTTTGTTCTTTTATTTACCTTCAATCATTCCGCGTAGTTCTTCTGTGATTTCGTCGTTAGTTTTTTGGATACGTTCGTAGAATCGTTTAGCTTTTCGTAGCTCTTTCTTAGCTTCGCCTTCGATTTTGTAAATTGTAGCTTTATCGTCGTCTAGGTCTGCTTTTTTGTAAACGAAGTCTAATAAAGTTCTTACTTTTGTACAGCTTTCTGTAATGTTTCTTGAACGTCTAATACTGTCTTCTCCGTCTTTGTATTTAATGATTTCTACTACCATGTAGTAAGCGTCTTTGTCCATTTCGTTTAACTCGTTGTAAATTGCGTTTAGTTCTTCGTATGTCATCATTTTAATTCCTTCTTTCTTTTTGGTTGTTGTTGTTCTTTCTGATATTATAATAACACTTATCTTCTGATATGTAAAGTAGTTTGATAAAAGTTTTTTGTGAAACTTTTGTGAAGTTTAAGTTATGTATTTGTTGGGGGCTAAAAGCCCCCTTTTTTATCTACCTTTCATTTGCTCTATAGTTTTAACTTGTTTGTTTCTTAGTTCTATAATTCGTTCTACGATTTTTTCAGCGTCCTTACATAGTGCTTCGTTTTTAAAATTGCTATCTCTGTATTGTTCCCAGATTTTACGAAGCTCTCCGTATCCTTGTTGTATTTCTTGTACGTATCCTTCTACGGCTTCTATTTGCTTTTTGTTTCTTAGAGAGATATATATAGCGGACGAATTGTTAACTACCATTGTCCCGTAAGTGAAAATATCTACTTTAGTCATAATCTTTTACCCCTTTCTTATTACCCTTTAAATACTTCTTTTTGTACTCGTTCTAACATATCTTTTAATTCGTTTAATGCGAATTTGTTAAGGCCTTCAATGTTTTCGTCTTTGTTTTCTGTGATATAGCGTGTACATTCTTGCTTGTAGTATTCAATTACTAGCTCGCTGTCTCTTACTAATTGCTTTGTTTTTTCGTTTCCGTTTAGGTTGTGTAATGCTTCGATTGTTTTCTGATTTAATACTAATGTTTCTGTTACGTTTGTCATAGGCCTTTACTCCTTTAGTGTTGTTTTGTAGGGCTGTTGTAACCCTGTGACTATATAATATAACTTATTTTTTGATATGTAAAGTACTTTGACGAAAATTTTTTAAAAAAATTCAAAAAAAATAAACCTACCCCGTCTAAAAGGTAGGTTTAATAGCGTTTCTAAGCTTTTTTATCTTCTAAAATTTCTTTATTTTCTTCCTTCTTCTTCGTGATTAGGCCGTTAGGCTCTGTCGTAAATTCTGGCTTTTCTGCCATTGTACCGTCTTCGTCCACGTAGTACCAGCCTTCGCCAGATTTAATAAACTGGTTGCTTTCCATGAAGCCGTTGTTAGTGTTTAGGTAGTACCATTTGTCTTTATACTTAACCCAGCCAGTAGCCATACTACCGTCTTCCTTGAAGTAGTACCAGCTATTACCCACCATAAACCAGCCCGTTACCATAGCCCCGCGTACGTCTAAGTAGTACCATTTTTCATCAAGTTTAATCCAACGATTAAGTACACAGTAGCCGTCTGCTTCAAAATAGAACCACTCATTACCCACTTTACGCCATTTACTAGCGGGGTAGCTTCCGTTCGCTTCACGATACCACCAGCCTTTACTGTTCTTTTGCCACCCTTCATAGTTACCAGCGTCCGCTTGTAGCATTTCTTCTACGGTATTACCTAGTGATTGATAGTACTTGATTTTCTCAATTACATAGTTACGTAGTGACTCGTTGCTATTGCCATGAAGTGCTAGCGAACGCGCTGGGCAAGAAGTCGCTACAAACTCATTATGGAAAACGATATTGTCTTCATTTGGTGTAGCTCCGTAGTACTTCATATCTTCGGCCATTTGTCGTAGTGTCATGTCTTCATTTTCCAGAAATTCCGCGTCAGTAGTTCCGAATTGCTGTACGACTTCATAGCCTAAGCTGTATAAATTCCCTTCTGGATTAGCTGTACTCCATGTACCGTTATACGTGTCTTCTACTCTGGCGATAGTATTACGACTAATGTAGTAGTGTGCATACCCGCGGTCAGATAGTCCAGCGTTATATCTGTCTCTTAGCCAGTTAATATACGCTTCTGGTGTCATGCTACCAGCGTCATTATGAAGAATATAATAACGCGGTGCTTCTGTAGGTCGTCTTCCTGCTAGTCCGTTAAAGATTGTTTCGTTAATAATATTTACCATATTTTTACCCCTTTTCTGATGTTTTTATTACGGTAAAGTCGTAGGCCATGGCTCACTCGTCAAGTATGAAATAGAACTTACTCGTATATCTCCAATATCCCTATCTGTAGGGACTGGGTCAGTAAATTGAAAACGTAACATGTTACTATCTCCACTACCGCCTAAGTACCAAGTGCCATAGGATGTACCTTTATCATTGTATATACCTCCTATTAAAGAACTCTCCGAACGAAAACCGACGGGAACGCCATGTAATCCTAAAATGTAGCAATTTCGTTCTCTGTCGCTTCCTTGTGGTTGATACCCTGCGCCACCACGTCGAACGATACCGAACCAGCCCCATTGAAGTCCCCCGAATTGGTATGTAACCGTGTCGTTTTTTCGTCGTGCTTGTAAGTATGAGTTACCTAGTTTTGAAACAATGCTTAACTTTCTCCACCCAGTATCCCCTGATAACACTTCCCAGCCGTCGTTACCGTTACCACGTCTTTTAATCCACTTTAAAGCCCCGTTGGTAACATTGGTATCTACGTAAGTAGTTCCTACTGGCGCGGTTACTTTTCCGTTAGGAAAGCCTGTTCCGTGTATCTCGTATTCGTTTACTTGTCCTGTGTTTCCACTTGTAGCTGGCGCTGTTGCTGGTAGCGTGATACTACCGCCCCCACCAGACAATGTAACCACGTTCCCGTTAATGCTTAACTGTTGCGGTGTTTCTGCCCTGTTTAGTTCTTCTTTAGTGGCTAGCGTTCCCGCTTTAGTCTCTAGCGTCTGGATACGCGCTTTTACTTCCGTGTCGTTATACGGCTGTGGTAGTTCTGATTTCTTAGCATATTCCGTTAATGGCTGGTGTTGAGTTAAGTAGCCTTTGTTTTCCAGTTCTTGCTTAGTGACTAATGTACTAGTGTCGATTTCTGACTTACTTTCTAAACGGATTACTCGTTGTTTCAAGTCCGTATCGTTATACGGTTGTGGTAGTTCCGTTTTCTTAGCGTATTCCGTTAATGATTGGTGTTCCGTTAAGTATCCTTTACTAGCCAGCTCCTGTTTAGTGACTAGCCCGCTAGTATCTGCTTCGGGTTTGCTCTCTAAACGTGCTACACGCTCTTTAAGTTCCGCGTCGTTATATGGCTGTGGTACTTCTGATTTTTTAGCGTATTCTGTAAGTGGCTGGTGTTGAGTTAAGTAGCCTTTGTTTTCCAGTTCCTGTTTTGTAACTAATTCGCTTGTATTGATTTCTGGCTTGCTCTCTAAGGCCGTTAAACGACGTTTTACGGGTTCGTCGTCGTAAATGGTATCTTTATCCGTCTTTTGCTCTAAAGCTTCAATTTTGCCCGTTAATTTTAAAATCTCGCTACGTTCTGCCTTGTTTTCTAGTTCAGCTCGTAGCCCGCTGTCGTCATACGTTCCGCCTTGCTCCTTAATCTTGTTAAAAAGCGCGTCTAGTTCTTGTTTGGTAACAATGCTTTCAGCGTCCACGATACGGCCTGTAGTTCGCTCGATTAAAGGCGTATTTTTAGCCCTGTCGATAGCGCTAAGTCTTACGTCAAATACAAACGCGTAAACGTCCGTTGCTTGCTCGATTTTTTCAAAATACACATAGCCTACTACTTGTTCATCTTCAACGATTAAAGAACTATCAAACGGTACTGTAATAGTATTGCCTTCGATTGTAGCGTTGACTGTTACATAGCGTTTAGTATCCTTAAAGTAAAACAAGCATAGTACTTTAGTGGCTGTCAGTTCGTCCGTAGTGAATTTGAATACGGCCGTCCCTTTATCCTTGCTGTAGATTTCATGGCCTAACTTTTCAACGGTACGGCTTGCGGTCGTAACAGTTAAATGTTTTTTAATTACCTTATCCACAAAATACCCCCTTTTTATTTTAAAAAGCGGGGGACTATTGAAGTCCACCCGCCTATATATTATAATTCGCTAGGCTTTTCGTAAGTCATAGCGCGCGAACTGTCACTAATTCCGCTTGTAGTAGGGTCGTTAACAACTCCTACGATTACTAAGACTACAAAAAACGCGTTGATAAATACTACTAACTTATCTACTGTTTCGCCTAGTTCTAAACGAATGTTAAATACAGCTAAAAATGTTTGTAATAAAAGCGCTAGCGCTGGTACTAATGTTAGCCAAAATGTTTTGTTTAATAAGCGTACTTTCCAGTTAATCATAATTTTTAACTCCTTTTTTCTCATAAACTCCGTTTTTAACGGGTAATTTTTTATAAATTTCGTATAGGTCGTGGATTTCTCCATTACCGCCCAGCTTTTCGTAGCTGTGATATAGTTTACTAATCTCTGTAGAACGGCTTAAGGTCGTATAACATAGTTTTATATCCCTAGTCATTTCTTTAAATAACCTGTAGCGTTGCGTATCTCTGATACCGTCCCTGTTTTCCCCGCCTATGGTCTTAACGTCTGAAACGTCTTTCTTTAATTCTGTAATTTCTTTATTTAGTTCTAAGATTTTGCTAGTAATTAGTTCCGCGTTTTTCTTAGATTGTGTAGTGATTTGAGCTGTAATAATACTAACTATACCGCCAATCGTAGCGATTACTACAGCGTCCGTTATAATTGGACTCAATCGCTTAACGCTCCATAATCTCAATAGCTGTTTCAAGCTTCTTCAATTCGTCGCGTTTTTCAATAATAGACTGTTCCGCGGTATTGATTTTGTCAGACTTAGCGGTAACGTCTGCTTCTAGTGAAGCTTTCTCTTTCTTCAATGCGTCTACTTCTTCGGTCTTCTTGTTAATTTCTGCTTTTAGTTGTTCGCGTTTTGTTCGTACTTGTTCTAGTTCCATTTATTTACCCCCGTTTTTTAAATTAAGAATGAAACATTATCAAAGTTTAACCACTCTTTAGTTATGCCAGAACGGGTACTTATACGCCCCGCTGGGCTTATATATAGTATAGCGTCTAAGTAGTTGTTATTCAACGCTCGGACGTATAGCCCCTGTGTAGGTCTAAAGCCTTCTGGAAGTGTTGCTATAGACTTATCATGTCCGTTGTCGCCTTTCCAGATATTCCCGCGTAAGTGTACTACGTTTCCTACTTTGCTGTAGTATGCGTCCCCGTATGCGCTGTAATGTTGCCACCCGCTCTCTAACGCCATTCTGTTCCATTGTGTAGGCTCTGCCATTGTGTTCCACCCTTTCCAGTTGTCGTTAACGCTCGAACGTGTGTATACTTTATCGCCTGTGTATAGCGTTTGATAGATTACTTTTTTGTTTACGTCCTGCCTTTTTGCCACTTGAAGTACTCCGTCCGTAACTCCTTTAGGTAAATTGCTGTAACTAGCTTCTACTTCATAGTATCCAGCCTGCGTAAAGTGGTTACAATCTCCGTAACCTTTAAGCTTTAGCGCGTTCCCTAGTTCGTCAGTAAGCTGTCTAGTTTGCATTGGTAAGCCCCAGTATAGCACTTGACTACTAAAGTCAACGCTATTCTTAAACTTAGACGGGATAGAGACGGTAAACATATTTTTTTCATTTTCTTCTGGTATTGCTCCAATAGATAAGCCCAGACGACTTAACACGGCTAGTACGTTCGCTGTCCCTACGATACGCTCTGATTTAGCTGTACTGTTAAACTTATCCGTTACGGTAAGCTCGATATCGTACGCTTGTTCCAGATTGTATACGTTACCTAAGTCTAGGACTTTTACAAAAGGTACTACTGTATCTGTTGTTGTTAAAGCTGTATTATACGTTACCGCTCCGCCAGTACGTACTGCGTATCGTACCGTTATTCGGTACTCGTTTACGTTCCGCCCGTCGATTTCAATAGCGGGTACGTGTACGTTAACTTGGGCTTTAACATTCCTGTTAGTCCTGTTTCCTGCCCGTGCTGGTATAAATAGGTTAATACGTGGCGGACTGTACGCGTGTACTGTGATAGGTTGCGTTTTAACGTGCTTACGTCCGCGTGTGTCGATTACTTCCGCTTCTACGTCGTATCGTCCTACGTCCTTAGATGTGAATACAGCGGACTGACTGCTTACGGACTGGCTACGTACTCTAATTCTGTATTCTTGGATTGTAGCCCCGTAAACGCTCGAAGCTCCTACAATGTTAACCCGAATTTTACTACGGTCTTGAATGAAGTTATACGCCTTTAAAGTAAGCGCTGTATCGTTGCTAGCGTCGTCCACTTCCAGACGCTCGAAGGTAGGTACTAAGCTTTCTGGTACTTTGATTTTATTGCCGTAGCTGTACGCGTCGTCCCCTATTTGTTTGCCTTCGTGTGTAAATGTACGTACACAGATATCTAGCGCCCCCGTGTCGCTTGCTGTTACCTTTTCGGCCAGTTCGATAGGTGGTACGAACTCTTTAGCGTAGGCTACATTAGTACCTACTTCAATCCATTCAGAACTATTCACACGATACCATACAGTATGCTTAAATGTTTCAATTTTACGGTCAATTTCAACGCTTACGGGCTGGCCTAGTTCAGTGGCTGTAACTCTTTTAATCTGGCTTTCTCTATCAATCTTAGTTAGTTTAGCTGTACCACTAAACCAACCTAAGTCCCCGAAGCCCGCTACGTCCGTTAAACGCGCCCAGATTGTAAACGCCTTGCTACCGTCCTTATCGTGCTGGATTACCTTACGGCCTTTACCGAAGCTTACCCACGACTTATCCCGTAAGTCATACGTTACATTTTGCTCAAAAATAACGTCGTTCCAGTTAAAGTGCACACTGGCTACACTAGTCCCGTACAGATTGTATACGTACGTCGTATTACGCTCCAACCATAGCTCCCACTCTACCGTACTGGTGTTATTTACCTTATCTATCTCGATTTCGTTAACAGTAAGTACAAGATTTACATAGCCGTTATATAAAGTTTTACTAATTCTATTCTGTTCCATTACTTGTTAAGCACCCCCGCGTAAGATATGAAAGTAAATTCGTCTCCGAATTTCTCGAAGATATGATTACCAATAGTGATAGATTGCCAGAAAGCACCACTAACAATAAACATTTTTTGTCCGCTCATGTAGGCCGTTACTTTACCCCCGTCCAGAAATTCTAAACGGTCGTTATCAAGCTTCATTTGTAAATTAGCGTCCTTACGTCCAATTAAAAGCCCGTCGTCCGAAAAGTCGAAGTATGCGCTTAATGTACGTATAATCGCGCTTGATTGCTCTAAGCTTAGCTCTAGCGCTTTTTGTCGCTCTCCTAGTCCTTGTATCGTTTGTTCTTGACTTAGGATACGCTTATATGCTTCGTCTAAGTCTCCGAAGCGCCCTGTAAGGTCTCTAGTTGCTTTCTCACTCTCTTTAACGGCTTCTACTTCTTGGATAATGGCCGTAAGTTTATCCGCATATTCGCGGTTATTCTGCTCCCACTCTCGCTTAAATTTCTCGATATCCTGCCTGTTATCTGAAATAACATTAGCCCATTGTCCGTTAACGTAGATTTTAACAACTTCTTTAGCTCCGCTGGTGTCTGTCCACAAGTCTCCGCTTTGGGCGTTTTCCGGTGGCATAGCACCCTTGTATTTAGCTATTACTAAGTCTTTTAAGTAGATAGTTTGCGTTAGTTCTAGCTCTCCGTTCTTGTAGGCTTCGCAGATAAACGTAGCTTGTACATTGATATCTGATTTAGATACCTGTAGTGTCTTTCCACTATGGTCTAGCGCGTTCCATTCGTCATCATTGCTAGGTTGCTTATCGCTCTTACGTTTCCATTTAAACGTATACTGGTCTGCTACGTCGATATCGAAGCGCGTTACTTTAACTTCTAGTGTAGTGCTTGCTGTATCTGTGAATACTGTACCATTCTGCGAATAGATACTTAATACGGCTGGGACTTTAGAGAAATCAAACGAATTATTGTTTAACAATTTTTCTACAGCCTTTAGCCTGTCGTCTACGTTCGTCTCTTTGTATTCGATATTTGAGAATACAGCCGTCCCTTTACCTAAAATAGCTAAACTACCTTCAATCTTCTGTACCCTAGCGCTTATTTTAAGGGCTGGTTTAAAAGTGTAGTCTACGACTTCTACTGTATCCCCTTTTCTAACTTCTTCTGGAAGCTCCGAAAAGTCTACAGTGTATTCTACTTCTGGATACGCTCGTTTTTTAAGTTGCGCAAGCGTTTCTTTAAAAAGTCGCTCCTGCGTTTCTGCTTGGGACTCGTAAGTGTCTACTATGTAGCCCCCATCCTTAGATACGTCCGCGTGTCTACTCCAACGCGCTCCTTCTTGTAGGTCGTGGATAGTGTCCCCGCCTACCCAGTAGCGCCCGTCGTTGTATTGATATCCGTATAACGTGATATCATTTGCTCCATGCCCACGTAACGCTGTCGCTAAGTTCTGGATACTAGATTTTCTAGTGATATTCTTTACTTCGCGCCCGTACTCTAATCTTATAGGCGTGTTCCGTCCTATGCGCTGTAGTACGTGGATTAACTTACGTGTAGGCTTTCCGCTTTCTTCGATAATTTCGTACTCTAGTTCAGCGTCGAAGCTTCTAGCTACTTGTCTTAAGCGCTTCGTAGCTGTCTCGAAGCCTTCATACTTAAGTTTTCTGGTCTTTCCTTCTATTTCGTTGCGTCCTAGCTCCCAGCCACTATCATACGTAAATTTATCGAAGTAGTGTTTGAAGTCGTAGCTTTTATCCGCTTCATACGGCCATACTGTTTCACCTATTAGGTCTAGTCCAGCATCCACGGCCACAAAGTCTATACGGTCGTGGTCTTCTGTCATATCTAAGATTTCAAACCACAATTTACGGCCAGTAACTGTAAGTACTCTAATGTAGTCCCCTAGCTCGATTTTTTCTACTTCTACGGTCGTTTTATTTATTGAAAAAGTGTAAGTAGCTAGGCCTGTTTCTAGGTCGTCGCTATGCAAGTCATCAATAGCCACAAGGCCATTTACTCCCGTAAATGATACTTGGGCTTTAACTTGATACTTACGGCTGTAGAAAGTTATCATAAATATTCACTCCTTAAGTAACCGCGTACTACTTGGTTATCGTTTTCTGGGAATGTTAGGCCTATTTCTGTAGTACGGCCAGACTGGATACTAAACCCGCGCCCTTCACTTAGATATACGCGCGTTTTAGCGCTTCCGCCAATGATATAGGCTTCATTCGTGAAAGTATCGAAGATAAAACGCTGTCCCGTGTTAATAAATGGACGTTGGTTACTAGCATATCCGAACTGGGCTACATTCCCGTCTGGGTGTGTAAAACCGAACATTTTATAGTCACGGTCGGCCGTAAACTCGAATCGTGGGAAAGCTGTAGCCGTACCTTCGTTTACAAACGTAAGCTTGTTTCCGTCCCTTAGCGCTTCTTTTTCCGTTACGGACTTAGCGAACGGGTAGGGCGCGCTTAACGATATAGTACCGTTTGCGTACTGCCCGCTTATCTTGTTAAAAGTCGTATCTCCTTCGGTAGTAGCAATAAAATAGCGGTCTGGAAAGTCTCCGAAAACAATTTTAAACTGTT